AGCAGACTTCTTAGCTGTATTCATATCTTTAAATACACCTAGTTCTTCAAACTCTTTAGCTGATTTAGGTTTCACAAACACACGAACTTTCTTAGAACCTTTCTTCTCAGCATGATAATGAACTTCTGTATTCTTAATCTTTGTAGAAGAAATATGATTCTTCTTATGATCTTGTTTAAAGTTAATCTCGTCTAATTGTTTTCTAAGTTCTACGAAAGTTTTCATTTTAGTTACCGATAGTTGAACCTGATTTCTTGTTTGCTTTGCCAGTTACTGCTTTTGCTCTTTGTGAATAATTCTTCGCTGCATCCTTATGCGTTCTATACGCTTTGTGGTCACCTTTCTCAGCTGCTTTTTTAGCTAACGCATGAGCTTGTTGAGCTTTGCCATGAAATTCAGATGCTCGTGAATGAGTTCCAGAGTGTCCTTTACCTATCTTTTTGGGATCACCTTTGTCATGCTGAGCTGCATGATCATCATGAGCATCACTTCGGCTTACATGGTGTTTAATTTTATCATCATGTTTTTTAATTATTTTTTCTTTATCTCTTTTGAATTTTCTTTTGTCATTATAATTTTTGATTTTACCTTTGATTTTACCGAGTATTTCAAGAAGCTGTTCTTCATCTTGTTCTAAAAGTTTATCGAAATAAGACATAACCTGTTGTTCAGATATTGCCTCTACTTGTTCATCAAGTCCTTTAAATCCTTGTCCTGGTTGTGTCCAATTTGACATTTTTATTCCTCTTCTTTTTGTGGGTTGTTGTTCATCCAATCGAGTTGCATTTCAACTCTTTTCAAATCAATAGCGTCTAGTTGTTTATCTTGCATTACACTTTTAAAGTTTTCACCAGCTTCAACATTATTACCGTCTACTATCTGATCTACAAGTTTTCTAGTTTTATCTACCATTTTCATAATCTCCTAAATTAAAATTCTTCATCATCATATTCGCCTTCTTCTTCACCACCAGATGCTTCCATTTCTTTTGCCATCTGAGCAATCTCTGCTTCTGATTGTCTAAGAACATTCTTTCTTATCCAATCTTCTGAGTAGTACTTACCAACGAACTGATCTAATTGTTCTAGAGTATTGACTCTTTCTCTCAATATCTCTGCTTCTTTAAGTTCTACGAAATGACCATCTTTCTGAAAGTCATAACTTACATACTCTTTTGACTTCTTCCAATCATCTTCTGTTACTATATTTTTCAGTATCAGTTGAGTTTTTAAAATATCGTCAAACAATCTAGAGAATTTAATTCTAAGTCTATCAATAAATCTTGAAAACTTGACTTCATCTCTAGAAATCTCTGTCGCTCTACCAATAGCGAACGCAGTTTCTGTCTCTAATCTAGAAATTGGTACATTAAGAGACTTGTACAATTTCTTTTGAAAATATAAAATATCTTCAATCTCACCTAGATTTTGTCCACCTGGTAGTGTACTAATCTCGGTTCCTCGACCACCTTCTCGTCTAGGTAACCAAAAATCTTCAAGCATATTCATATGCTTTCTGTCATCTTTTATCTCACCCGTGTCAGCGTTATACACTAACTTATTACGATAACTTGTTTGTACTTCTTTTAAGTACTGTTCAGCTCTCGCTTTAGGTAAGTTACCTACATCAATGTAGAAGATTCTTCTTTCAGGTGCTCTTGATATTCTGTAAATAACTAGAGCATCTTCTAACATTCTTAGTTGGTTTACAGACTTCATAGCCTTATGTAAATAACCAACTACTACTTTCTGGTTGTAATCAAGTAGTCCAGATGTTATATGAGTAACAGCATCAGGACTAATTCTTACAGTTTGACCTGTGTTATTACCACTCTTGTCAAACCCTTGATCGTTAAACATATAGTATTCATCTACTTTTCTAACAATCTCTACACCAGTTTTAGGATCTTTCTTCTTATCAACCTCACGAATCTTACGAATCTTTTGAGGGTCAATAGCTCTTAATCCTTGAATACCCATTTTAGTATTCTTAGTATCTACCATTTTATGATAATAGAGTCTACCATCGACATACCATTTTCTGTATATGTCGTGTGAGAGTTCTCTAAATCCTAATAAAGATAGAACTTCATCAAACTCTGTACGAATTTTTTCTTTAGTACTATCACTAAAATGTTCTACTCTGTCTAAATTAATAGATACAGGAGCATCTAAATCGTTTGATGATATAGATTCGTTAACTATATCTTCAATCGCAGCATCACATTCAGGTACCAGAGACATTGTTCTATATCTTGTAACAAGGTCAGCTTCGTTCTTGACTCCACCTTCCATGTCAACATATTGACCAATGACTCCTCCGGTGGATGCAAACCCACCCATACCTTGGTCTTTACCGATTTCGATAACAGACCCATCATTCTGAGGTGGGACGAAACTTTGTGCTTTAGTTTCGTCGCCAGATTTCCTCTTTATTTCTATTCCAAATAATTCCATACTAATATTTATATCCCTTTAAAAGGACTCTTTTATAGAGTTCTTTCAAAATGTGAATAACAAAATTCAACATCAAAGACTTCAATAGCGTCTCCACCTTCAGTATCTAATTCGATAGCTCCAAGGTTTGTTGGCCACATATTGAAAAATTCGTATGTTGCAATAATTGAGTCATCACGACCTAACTGAGATACAGTTGCCTTATCGACCATATATTCGTATCCTACCGGACCAACACTAGAATCTAGTGGTACAATATCAGTCATCCAAGCTTCTATAGCTGTTCTGGCTGAGAATTCAGTATCATTATAGATACCAACTGTCCAGTTTTCGAATACTCTATCTCCGGCCAATTTAACTGTTAGACCTTTGTATTTCATTTCTAAAGGTTCAATAACTTGTCCAGGTAGAGCTGCAGTTTTACATAAAAACTGTATTCTCGCACCTGTTCGAGGTATGAATACCTCAAATCTGTTATTTCTTGGACCTGCACCTACTAAGTTGGCTTTGAATTGGTTAATTGTTGCCATTTTCTATACCCTCCTTAAGCTGATGATTCTGCTGCACCTGTAAGTTGACCGTAGAGTTCTTCGAAATCTACACCCGTTCTAGATGCTACAAAGGTTAATGTTATGAAATTGATACTTCTAGCTGGCTTCACAAAAATTGAAGCTACAAACTGAGATGAGTCAATAACTGCCGGTGTGTTGTTTGTCTCGTCACAAATAACTTGGTAATCATAGATACCTCGTCTTCCTTGTACTTGACGCAAGAAAGGTTCAACAGCAGCTCTGAAATTAGCTCTTGTAAATGAATCGTTAAATTCAAATAGTTGGAACTTAGCTGATGTTGCTATTGCTTTCTCTAACACAATGAACAATCTACGAACATTAATTCTTGAGAACGCACTACCAGCATTACTTAGTAATGTTTTATCTCCATATAATAATGTTCCTTGTCCAGGGAATGTAACTACAGGATTAACCCTAGCTTTGTATAGAGTATCTCTATCAGCTTGTGTTGGGTTAAACGCTAATTTAGTCACACCAAATATTTGACCACGGTTGAATCCTGCTGGTGAGAACCATGCATCATTCGTATAGTCAGCTCTAGCACATAGGCCAGCTACTGCTCCGTTGTCTGGTACCCATACATATCTGTCATTGTACCTGTCGTAAATATACAACCAGTTACTGCTCATTGAAGCGTAACTAGATGAGTTTAGAGTATCTGCAGTTGTTTTCACATTTGTTGCTCCAGAAACTCCTGAATCAACACAATCTGATTTGATTGGTGAAAAGAATACGACACAATCTTTTCTGTCTTCTGCGATATTCATTAATTGATTGTAATAGCTAGTTGCTTCAGCTCGTGTTTCCACTGCACTACCACTACCATCGTCTGCTTGATTAGAACCTGAGATAAGTAAAGATATATCTTCATTATCTGCACTACCAAAGTGTGTATCCCAAGCTGTTATTTTTTCACCAGTTGTTGGTTGTCTTCCATCTGCACCATTGGTGAATGAAAGATTATCTGGTAAAGTACCTGTACCGAATGTGACTCCTGCAGCAGCTGAACCAGCTGATGTCATAGTAGAACTATGATCTAACCAGAAGACAAATTCACTTTGGTTTTCAATAACAGTAACATAGTAGTTAGTTGCACCGAAGTCATCTTTAGCGTCTGAAGCTTTTGAAACTGCTTCAAATCTTTCTAAAACTGAGTTTGGAGTTCCTGTGAAATCTCCGTCTTCATCAATGACAATAATATGCATCTCATCATTCGATCCAGCACTAGCTCTTGTACTAGTATAAGTAGAAGTACCAGGTGCTTTATTGAATTGATTTGCAAATTCCCACTCTCTAGATATATTAGCACTGCTTGAAACAGCTGCTGTTAATCCTTGAGTAGAGTCATCTTCTTGTGCAATTGTAACTGTTGCGGCTCCGGTTGAACCTGAATCAAAAGCAATTGCAGATATTTTGTATCTAGTTGTATCTGAACCAATAGCTGTTATAATGTCACCTACTATGAATTTCTCACCTAGAGTTACTTCGATTGAAGTACCACCTAGAGCAGAAGTTCCATTAGTTGTTGTAACACTAGCTTGACTAAATGGATTCGCACCACCACATACCTGGATTTTAAGTGAATTACCTAAATCTCCAGCACATCTTGCTCCATAATTACCAACAGCGGCAGAACCAGTGTTGTAATTATTTCTATAGTGGGTTAAGTTTTTGATTAACAAAGACTGTCCACTTGTTGTTGTCGCGTTAACCATATTAGTTGTCGCGATTCGAACTACTTTTAAGTCAATCCCGTAATCTAGAAAGCTAGCTGCAGGGTAAAAATGCTCTGCTGCTATATCTGTATTAGCGGGTTCCCCGAATATGTCAACAAGTCCTTTTTGAGAAGTAACTGTAGTAACTTCTTCGGCTGGACCCCAGCCAAAGTGACCACAATATGCTCCTGTAGAACTTGAGACCGCAGGAATAACATTAGTAGCATCTATTTCTTGAACCTGTACACCAGGCGAAACTTGAAATGCCATGTTTGTTTTCTCCTAAAAATTTATATTTCGAAATATAATTTTATTATTAAAGTTAAAATGAGATAAATCTCATCATTACCTAGTATTTATAATTTAGTAAACTTGTACATCCTTAACAACTGTCCAAACATCACCACCTTCTTTATATGTTTGTTCTACTTGGCGACCGTCATCAACAATACCAAAAGGTACCATATCATCTTCAATCATCTGTTGTTGTTCATCATATAACATCTTTTTAAGTTCTAAATCTGTTAAACTTTGAAAGTAAGGTGTTGTAACAAACCATGAAAATAATACTAAATTCATAACTAAATCATCATGATTACCACCGTCAGCTTCATAAGACTGTCCTTTTGCAACAAAAGTAACTAATTCATTAATAGTAAACTTGTCTATGACCATGAGTTTATTTTCTTCCATCAACTCTTTTAGAGTAGAACAACCTATTTGTTTTACTTTTCTAGTCATTGTTACACCAACACCTGAAGCTTTTACTGTTGATTCTAGAAAAACATTCGGATATTCTATATCATAATATAGATTATTACATACTATTTGACCTGAATCATTATTTTCTATAACAATTAATGCTTCATTATACATTTTACCATATTTTTCTAATACATCAGCGTATAATAGAGGTGATATCATATTATCACGATATATACCGACTTGTTTAAAAGGTTTTTCTGTAACATCTATAATTGAGAATGTTGAATAGTCTCGACCTCTACCTTTTGCTACATCAACTGTCATAATGTATTTGTGGTCTTTTTTAGGTTCTTGATATAAATGTACATTATCTCTAGACCATAAGGCATCTCTACCTTGTAATCCTAGTAATGTATTTGCGTTTATTAATGTATTACCCGTACCTAAGAATGAATTACCGAACTCTTGTTCAAATTGTAATTCAGAAGTATTTGCTATTGTTTGTTTTTTCCATTTTTCATCTCTACCGGGTACATCCCACCAATTAACTGTAAATGGTTGATACTCATTTTTACCATGTTCTGCACCTTCATAGAGTTTATGATACATATTTCCTATACCATTTGCAGTAGATGTTATGATTACTTTTGATTTACCACCTGATGTTACCACTGGATATGTAGATGTATAGAACTGTTCTGCATTATCTACGAAAGCAAACTCATCTAAGTAAAGAAGATTTACTGATAAACCACGAATAGAGTTAGCACCTGTTGCAGATGCAATAATTCTACTATCATTTTCAAATTCAATAGAACCTTTGTTTAATACTTTTGTACCTGGTTGAAGAAAGAATGGAACATGCTCTAACATAGTTGTAATACGAGCTAACATTTCTCTTGCTGTAGAACCTTTGTTTGCTAATATTGCTATTGTCTGTTCTGGTTGAAAAAGAAGATACCAAACTAGATAAGCACAAGCTGTAATAGATTTACCTGACTGTCTACATGCTAATACAATACTAAATCTACTCTCATCAAAGTGTGTAATGAGTTCATCTTGATAACCATATAACTTGAAAGGTACAAGACCTTCATCTAGTGAAATAATTTTAATATAATTTTCAATAAAGTATACAGGATTTTCCATACACTTTTTGTATTCTAATATTTCTTCTTCTGTCCATTGAGACTGTACACCAGCTCTCTTGACATTAATATTACCTAGATAACCTTCATTTTTGTGCATTTTGTTTTAACAACTTCTGTAACTCAGCTGATGAACCTACAAAAAGATTATTCTGTACTTTGTCAGGTGTATTATCATCTTTATCTAATTGTTTCATTTTTGCTTGTAAATCAATTAACTTTTCTGTTGTTTCTCCTACTGTTTTGATAAGTTGACCTGCTACTTCATATACTCTAGGGTGTTCAGATTCTTTTGCGATATCTAATATACCTTCAATAGCATCTTGACCTCTTTCTACAAGGTTGTAGAATATCTCTCTAGAATATTTGTAATCAGAACCTTTATCTTGAGAATTAGATGATATCGTAGGTAGATTCTTTTCTACTTGTACAATTTCTCCTTGTATGTCAAGAAGTTCGTCTAATTTTTGATCGACTTTACTCATAATAATTATTTATGCTTATTTAGGATCGCTATCTTTATCGTCCTGATAAGTTACTGTTGGTTGTTCAAAGAAATTTGTTGTTTCATTATATGTAAATGTTTCGTCTGGATCAGCATCAGGTGGGTTGGGTGTTACTGTTCTTTCACCTACTTTACCAGCTGTAAGAACATTTGATATCTCACCACTACCAGGTTCTAAGTAAGTTCTAACATTAACTTCTCTAATGATATCAGATTTAGTAACTGGACCATAGATATAGTTTTTCATTGTAAACTCTAAATCGTATCTTAAAACTGATCTAGTTTGAAAATCACCTTCATAATCGTCTGTTTGTGTTACACTATCTAATATGATAGGTATATCTCTAGTTTCTTGCATGTCTGGTACTGTATTAATTGTTACAGTATAGTCTGGTGTAAAGAATGGCATGATTTGTTCTATAATTTGTAAACCATCGTCTGTATTTTTTACTAAAATACTTAAACTGAATCCTAAATTATAAGGTGCAGGAGCATACTGATATTGCATCTGTAATGGATTAGTAGCTACAGCTTTCTTAAATTGTGTTTTTTTAGTAAGTTTTCTAGTAGAATCATAAGTTATAGATGTTAATTCAAAACCCATTCTTGGTAAACTTATAGCTGTTCTTGTCGAACCATCTAAACCTAAAGATGCTTGTTGTTGTAATCTAGCTATCCATTTTTGTCTTGGTCCATAAGCTAGAGGTATTTTAATTGTTTCACCACCAGGTCTTACAATACTAATATTATTAAATAGTGTACCAAATACTGAGACAGCTCTTTTAATAGTTGAATGATAAAAATGATTTCCAAACATTATGTAGCCTCACCGAAAGGATTACCTTCTGAGAAATCAATAATACCATCAGCATCAGTTTCAATTTCTAAATTGAATGCTCCTGGGTCTGTTGGTAGTTCTTGTTCTGAAGCTATAGAACTAATACTTCTTCTAGATGATAAGTCATCTTCTAGAACTATATTGTCATAAGCTGTTGAGTCACCTGTACCTGTTTCTAGAGCTATTGAATCACCTAGTGTAGCTGTTTCAAGATCAATATTATCTGTACCTGTAGACCCATCTGTAATATAACTTGGGAATTCTACACCAGCTGTTCCTGTTTCGAAATCTATAAAGTACCCGTCTTGTCCTGTACCTTGTAAAATAATCTTATCACCTCGTGAAGTGTCTTCCATTTCAATAACACCTTCAGAAGTATCTGTCAATAAGAAAGTTGGATAATCACCTGATGTATCACTCGATTTAATATTAGAAACTGTAAGTTTATTTGATGTTTCACTCCAAGCTGAAACTGTACCAGTGATAATTACTGAAGGTGTAACTTGTTGTGATATTGTTTCACCAGCAACAAAGTTTCTTAATGTTGGAGTATCTGCTAATGTTAATGTGATAGCAGCTGCCTGTGCTAGTTCTAAATCTGTATCTAGTGCTGCAATATTAGTATCAAAGTCTTCACCTGAGTACTCAAATAAGTCACAGGTCATTTTAAAAACAAATAATTTACCTAATTGATAAAATGGATTTTCGTGTTCTACGAATTTTATTTCAAATACACTTTTTGATAATGGAAAATAAATTAAATCTCCTTCATTAGGTCTTAAACCTGTAGCTAAATTTGTATCAAGTGAAACAAATCGTTCCCAACTTCTTCTAGAAAGTATAAATGTTGCAGTGTCTCTAACTTCTACTCCAAACTTAGAATAAAGGTCACCTTCTCCTTCGAAACCTTCAACACCTTCTAAATACATTTCAACTTCGTATGCATCTTCAAATGATGAATCAGCAGCTTCTCCTAAAATTGTATCTTCGTTAACTATTTTTCTAGGCAAGTAAAAACAGTTGTGTCCATACATTCGTAAAGACTCAACAATTAAATCTTCTACAAGATTTTGTTCAGTCTGCACTGATTGACTAAAAAATACATTTGTCGCCATCTTAGATTAATCTCTGTTCTATTGTTGCTATTCTATTTTCTAAATCTGTTACTTCTTGATTTCTATCAGCAAGGTTTTGAGATAGTTCTTTTATAGCTTCTACTAATAACCCAACTGT